AATGTTGCTGAAATTCCAGACAACCACCCTACGGGTTTCCCACAGGGTGGACAAACCAGAGTGAGGGAAAACCGCATACAAATACCTATTACTAATATTAAAATACCTACTACTAATAAAGAAATACAAAAGGAAAGCTTGGAAATGGCCTCACATTCCTCAACTCAACCTAATCTTTTCCCGACTAACCCAAATGAAGGTCACACTTCGGGTTCAGCTACCGCCGAACTGAAATCTGCCGATGGCAAAGGAACGACCCCCCCAATGCCGTCCCCCCCCCCACGAACTAAAAAACTCTGTTTGGTCGACCGACCAAATGGAGTAAGCGAGCAAGTCTGGGATGACTTCATCGCCCTCCGTAAAGCCAAACGCGCCCCGCTATCAGCAACCGCACTCGCGTCTATCTCCAAAGAAGCGGAGAAGGCAGCGATGCACATTGAGGAGGCATTGACCGAATGCGTCACCCGTGGATGGCAGAGCTTCAAGGCTGAATGGATCAAACCAAAAACAACTACCAAACCAGAACGATTCTCCAACTTTTAACCTAACATGAAAAAAGTCCCAATAGCACGAAAGAGCGAAGCGGCAGTGTTGTCGCTCATCGCAATCGACAGAAACATCCTTTCCCAACAAACATGGGATAGCGATTACTTCGCCATACCAGCTCACAGGATCGTTTTTAATGCGCTCCAAGGGGTTCACCAGCGGACGGGGGTTTGCTGCCCGTTTTCTGCCATTGCAGAGCTTGAAGCAACTGGACAATTAGAAGCAGCGGGTGGTGAAGAATCTGTCCACGACACATTATGCACGATGAAGGTAGCTTCGGGTAAGGTTTGCCAAGACATGGCAGATGACTACCGGAAACACCTGCACCGCACGAAGGCATACCGCGATGTTCTTACACTGATGGAGAAGGAAGAAGTAAACCTCCGCGCAGGCAAGACCGATTTGAAGGGATTATCGGAAACGATAATGAAGTGCGCCGAGGATAGGACAACAAAAGTAAAACCAGTCAAAGACCTCATCATCGAAATCATCGACGAGATGGAAGGTAAAGCAGTAAAGGAATTCTTTCCTACTGGATTACTGAAAGTAGATCGTGCGCTCAAGGGTGGAATGCACAAAGGAGAGATGATGACAGTGGCTTCAGAGACAGGTGGAGGAAAATCCATCTACCTCGTCCAAGCAGCACTCGCAAATCTTGAAGAAGGCAAGTCAGTTCTCTTCTTCAGCCTCGAAATGAAGGCAAAAGACATCTTAACCCGCATGGCTTGCAACTTGGCAGGGTATCCAGTGCGTGAACCAGAGGATTACAAGAACGCAAACCAACACGAACTCCTCAAAATCAACGCCGCATTGTTGCAATTACACAAGTTACCCATCGAAATCGTGGATGGAGTAGCCGAAATTGACGAGATTGAGGCCCAAATCAACCGATATGTAGGGGAAAACAGGGCAGATGTAATCGTCGTAGATTACCTCCAAATCATCTCATCTGATGGTGAAGAGGGTAGGGAAAGCCAGATTTCGGAGATCGCAAGGAGATTAAAACTCGCAGCACTGAAGAATAACTCGATTATGCTCACAGCTTCTCAGCTTAATGACGAAGGAAGACTCCGCGAATCACGGGCAATTGGGATGCACTCTGACCAAGTAGTGTATATCGAACACATCAAGGAAAAGAGTAGGTTGACGATCAAGAAGAACCGCCGAGGACAAAGGAACTACATGACTGAAATAATCATGCGTGGTGACATCTCAAAACTTGAGGAGGTTTACTAATGACAACTGATATAATAGTAAGACAAATAGAAAAATATGAGGCGCAACCTTGGATTCTTAAAAAACATTATGCTAAAAGAATGTGCCAAATTCAATATGCTTTTGGTGCTTTTCGTGGTTCTGAAATGGTAGGTATAGTGACGTATGGACTACCAGCCTCACCACCATTATGCAAAGGGATTTGCGGAGAAGAATGGGCCAGTAATGTTATAGAATTAAACAGATTATGTTGCTACACAATTAAAGATTTAGCGTCAAAACTTGTTGGAAGATCATTAAAACTTTTACCAAAACCAACAATTGTTGTTTCTTATGCAGATAGTTCACAAGGCCATGTTGGTTATGTATATCAGGCAACTAATTTTATTTATACTGGACTTTCAGTTAGGCATTTAGACTGGACAATAGAAGGATTGGAATGTATTCATGGAAGGTCAACAGCAAGAATGGCTGGTGGTAAAGGAAAGGAATTTCTTAAAGAAAAATATGGGGAAAAATTTAAAGAGATAGAACGACCAAGAAAGCATAGATACATATATTTTGTTGGCTCTAAATCGCAAATTAAGAAATTACGATCATGCCTTAAATATCCAGTCATGGATTATCCAAAAGGCAACTCGCGTAGATACGATGCAAGTAATCAAATAACCACACAAACATCTTTTTTCTAATGACAATCGACCAAGCATACGGAAAAGCATTGAAGTATTTGGAGGCAGCAAACGCAATCTGGGAAGCTCAAGACAAAGAAAGGTATTGCATAGCAGAGAACTACCACAACGAAGGACTCAAGATCATGAACCAATACTTTTCTGAAACAAAAGTATTGATACAGATACAAGATATTGATTCAATGCTTCCATGAATGACACACCAAACCTTATGACGCATGAACGCATAATGAGTGGAGAAGAATATGTTTCATATTCTGATTATCTATTACTTAAAGAGAAATATGATACGCTTGCAGTAGAAAATATGCTGGAAGTTAATAAACTTTGCAAAGAGCGAGATGAGGCACGTGAGCAAGTTGATCGCTACCGAGACAAACTTGATTTGCTTCCAATAAGTTGGGAACTTTAAAAACTATGATTAACTCAAGAGCTAAAGGAGCCAGAGCAGAACGCCAGTGGCGAGATGAACTACGCGCCCAAGGATTCACTGCAAAACGTGGACAGCAACACGCAGGAGGACAAGACTCTCCAGATGTGATCTGTGAGGAACTGAAAGGAAAACTCCACTTTGAGGTTAAGCACGTTCAGAACTTAAATTTAGATAAGGCTTGTGAACAGGCCGAGCGGGATGCTAATGGAATTTCATGGGCGGTGGCTTCAAAGAAGAATAATAAACCTTGGAAGGTCACAATCTCTGCCGACACGTTCTTTAAACTACTAAGAGATGGGATGGAATCATTATGAAAAAACCAACAACAAAAGCAGGTAAGGCCGCGAAAGTGGCAAAAACAATGGGCGAATACAAGCGTGGAACTCTCCATGCAGGTGTGAACCCTAAAGGCCCAAAGAAAGCACCACTCGCTAAGAGTCGCAAACAGGCAGTAGCGATTGCTCTAAGCCAAGCAGGAATGTCCAAAAAGAAAAAATGAAAACTGGATTATACGCAAACATTAACGCTAAACGCAAACGCATCGCCGCTGGTAGTGGCGAGAAGATGCGGAAGGTTGGCAGCAAAGGCGCACCAACTGCTAAAGCGTTTAAACAATCAGCAAAAACTGCAAAGAAAAAGTAGTTATAACAAGTTTAGCGAGTTTACAAAAAACTTATAATATATGGAAAAGCGATTCACGAAGGTAGTCAAGAACGCCAAAACTGGCAGGACTAAGACTGTGAAGTATGGTCAGAAAGGTGCTACGATTAGTCCGGGATCAAAGCGTGGTGACGCATACTGTGCAAGGTCAGCCAAGATTAAGGGTGACTGGAAGAGTGATGAAAACTCACCAAATAACTTAAGTCGCCGCAAATGGAAGTGCAAGGGCAGTAAGTCAATGAAATGAAGATCAACGGCAAAGAAACTGAAGGCAACGTTGACCAAGATGATGCCAGAGTAGGATGGAAGTATCCACTCAACTCCAAGCAGATTGCTAAAGCCTGTGAAGACTTTTTTAAAAAGCGCGGAATGAAGCGGTTTACGCTTACTGGACAAGAAAAGAAATGACGTGTCCTAAATGTGAATCACCTACTGAAGTCATCAATAGCAGAAAAAAAGATGGCACAGTAGTAAGGAGGAGGCTTTGTGCCTGCGGAGAAAGGTTCTCAACCAAAGAAGTAATTACTGATTCAAGAAAAGTTACCTTCAATAAAGTAGTTAAAGCCCTATCCATGACCAAAGCAGTTACTGGAGAGTGGACAGTGAAAGTAGATGAAGACACGCCCGAATGGGCAAAGAAAATGCTAATTAACCTATGAGTATCGTAAACGATAAATTTAGATTCCACATTCTTGGCTTACCTCACACAGTAAGTTCCAAAGAGTTCAACGCCTGTGCTTATACCCAAAAGGTAGTGAAGTTCGGGAAAATGATGACCCAGCGCGGCCATGAAGTAATCCACTACGGACACGAAGATTCAGACTTAATCTGCACAGAACACGTCCCTGTTTTAACCAACGATGACTTCAACAAAAGTTATGGATCACATGACTGGAGAAAGACATTCTTCAAGTTCAATACGAATGACCATGCCTACCAAACATTCTACCGGAATGCGATCAAGGCAATCGGGCAGCGAAAGCAGAAGAACGACTTCATTCTCCCATTCTGGGGAAGTGGCGTAAGACCAATCTGTGACGCGCATCCAGACCTAATCACAGTTGAACCCGGAATAGGATATGCAGGTGGACATTGGGCGCGGTGGAAGGTATTTGAATCCTACGCAATCTACCATGCGTTCTGCGGAATGCAGGCAGTAGGACAATGCCAGCAAGATAACTATGCTATAGTCATCCCAAACTACTTCGATAAAGAAGACTTCGACTTCTGTGACCAGAAAGAAGATTACTTTCTCTATCTGGGTAGGGTATATAGCGGAAAAGGTGTAGATATTGCCATTGAAGCTACTAAACGAGCAGGCGTTAAACTGGTTATCGCAGGACAAAAAGAGGAAGGTTACAAACTACCAGACCATGTTACCTATGTAGGATACGCCGATGTTCCTACCAGAAAGAGGCTCATGTCGAGGGCTAAAGCATCCTTCCTGCCAAGTCAGTATGTAGAACCATTCGGGGGAGTCCAAATCGAAAACTTACTCTCTGGCACTCCGACAATAACTACCGACTGGGGATCGTTTACAGAGAATAATCTACATGGAATTACAGGATTCCGCTGCCGCACAATGGGTGACTACGTAGATGCGATTAAAAACATAGACCGAATCTGCCCATACGACTGCCATCTATTCGGCAAGAACTTCACCTTGGAGCGGGTAGCACCCATGTATGAGAAATACTTCTCAGATGTCATGGATGTATACACTGGAGACGGGTGGTATGCCAAAGGAAACGACATCGAAGCAATGAACAGATACTATCCATGAAAATAAAAATATTCATAGGATGCAATAAAGACCTAATAAATTATCAAAAGTCATTTGATTTTATACAAAACAAAATTAATCAATCAAATCTTTTAAATGAATCTGTAGAAATAATAGAATCACCATCGAGTCGATTTGAATATCCCGCATTACATAAAATGTGGGAAGATAGCCAAAGCGAGGACTTCTTTGGATTGTATCTACATTGTAAAGGAGCCAGTAAACCAGATGGCGTTCAATTTGAAAATGGATTAGCGTGGCTGGAATACATGATTTATGGGTTAATAGATCACAGCAATACCTGCATAAATCACCTAAATAGTGGTGCTGATATTGTTGGTTCCATGTGGTATAGACACTTCAAAGGAAATTGTTTTTGGTTCAAAAGTGATTACTTGCGCGGATTAAAGAATCCTCTGGAACTGGATCAAACTAATAGGTATCAAGCTGAATACTGGATAGCGCAACAATATTGGTGGGGTGGATATAAGTTTCCCAAAGTTAAAAACCTATTCTATCTACCTTGGAAAAGCGATGAAGACTTCTTGAGTTTAAAGCAACACAGCATCATTCCAGATATAAATGAGAAAAATAAATGTGTATCAATTTCAAATATCATTAACAGTAAAAACTACATGGTATTTGACGAGATAGTAGTAACAGAAAAAGAAAATGAAATGTATAGCAATATTATTCCAGAATACATGAATTACAACGCAGTAATAAGAATAAACTAAAATGGCCCATCACGCACAACAACAATACTGTTTATCAGTAAAAACAAGATTCCCAGATAAATTCAACTCCGTATCTGTTCTTGATGTAGGATCAATGGATATTAACGGAAACAATCGTTATTTATTTGATAACTACGAATACACAGGGATTGATATTGGAGAAGGCAAAAACGTCGATTTAGTTATTTCTGGAAATCTATTTAGAAGTGACAAAGAATTTGATGCAATCATATCAACTGAATGCTTTGAGCATGATAAATTCTGGGTATCTACGATATTCAATACTTGGATGCACCTAAAGCATGGTGGGATTTACTTATTCACTTGTGCTTCTGATGGAAGGGCAGAACACGGGACAAGTAGGACAGATGGGTGGGCATCACCATTTACCAACGATTACTACATGAATCTCAATGAAGGCATTGTTAAAAATAATCTACCATTAGATAAAATGTTTTCTGAATATGAAATAAATACAAACCACAATTCCTGTGATTTATATTTTTGGGGAATAAAATGAACTGGGACGAATACGCAATGAACATAGCCGAGGTAGTGGCTAAGAAGAGTAAAGACCCGTGGCATAAAGTCGGCGCGGTGATCCTCAGAGAAGACCATTCCATAGCCTCAGTAGGGTATAACGGATTCCCTCAAGGTGTAGAAGAAGACTGGTCATCAAGAGAAGAAAGATCAAAGTATGTAATCCACGCAGAGCAGAATGCCTTGAGATATACAAGCCCCGGCGAGGGAAAGACACTGGTATCCACCCTACTCCCATGTAGAGACTGCCTAAAGACCATAGCCGCCTATAAGATAAAGAGAGTCCTCTACAAAGAAATCTACAAATCCGATCCAATAGCCTTAGAGATAGCAGAAAAAATGGGAGTCACAGTAATCCAATTATGAATGACCAAATCATGGCATTAATCTTAGCTTGGACGATAGTAGTAGCCTGCTTCATCATAGAAACAACCAGAAAATGAAACAAGAACAAGAAATACTCGAACTAATCAAAAACAATATAGATAAATTCAAATCTGAAGATGAACACTTTGACAGGATGTTCAATCTCGGAGAGATAACCGATAACAGAGGAAATCGCCAAAGGGTATGGCTAACCTTCACATCTACTAATATGAAACTAAAAAATAGAGAACTCTAATTATCGGTAACGATAACCAACCATCAAAATGCAAGAAATGCAATTCAAGCATTCAAATTTGTATTTCAACACCAAAAATACAATTGCACATGAGCATCATATAAGACCTGTCCATAGATTTTTATTGACATACAAAATAGCAGTTTTTATGGGGGGAGGGGTTTCC